CACTGACTGCCAACCCAACGTGGGCGTAATAATCTGATTGATGGTGCCGGCCGCAGCGGTTATGGCGCCCAGGGCCGTACAAACCGCCGTCACTGTGATAGAGCCGGCAGGCGTAATCTCAATAGCAGCTGGCAATAGCCATTGATTGCCTTGTTCGTCACCCACAACCCCATTGTTGATGATAGTGTAAGGTTGACCGACAATTAAAACGTCCGCGCTAGAGTTGGACGCTACCTCGCGCCGAATACCATTGATCTTTACGACGTTCGACAGCCCGACGCCTTGCGCCGTGGCCGGACTGAAGCTGTTGTAAGTGGCAATGGCGGAATTGTTGCAATCATTGATGACGGCCGCAAACGCCGACAACAATTGACCGTCCTGGCTGTCAGGTTCTAAGTAAGCGTCGGCGCCATAAATGCCTTGATAAATAGCTTGTAGCGACGCCAATATATCAGGGTAACTGGGCGCGCTGATGCCGGTGGCGCTGATTTGCGCCGCCAAAGTCGGCAGTGGGTATGGGCCTGGCATTTTTAAGGCACCCCCACAACGAGATACTGACTGTTGTAGTTCTTACTGAAATCTAGACGCGGCATAGCGCCACTGATACTTGTTGTTGTGTCAGCCGCCGTTCCAGCTTCATTCAGCATCAAATTCCATGTGACGCCACCGCCAAGCGCCGGCCCAGCTGGCCGCGCTGGCAGGCGTGGTGGCGGATCAATCGGACGCGGCATCGGCGGCACTTGCGCCACCAACGGCATGATAAAGTTAGCCTCACCGTACAACGTGTGCAGGTTACCACTAACCGTCATATGACGATTATTGTCTATGAAACTCACATAGTCCAGCAGTTCAGTGACACCTTGCGTATTCAAGATGCGCGACTTTAACGCTTGATCCGCCAACAGCCGGCCACCAGCCGTTAATATCTGCTCGGCGTAGGGCGTGCCTTCCCTGAGGTCCAGCCACCATTCGTTGGTCATCAGCCTCAGCCGCGTGTACACGGCCTGCGCTACGGCGGCTGGGATGTCCTGATAAAAGTTGCGTGACCCTTGCCCAAAGGTCATGTCTCCATTGACGTCCAGCGCGCGGTACCTCATGGCACAGGCGCACCCGAATTGCCGGTGCCCGGCTGCACGCCACTATGCACGTGGTTCAGCAGGCTGATGGTCTTGGCTTTAATGTCATTGTTAGGCGCGGTGATGTCGCCATTGTTAACAGCCAAGTGACCATTGTTGATGGTGACGTCACCCTTGATGGTCAAACCTTGGGGCGCCACCATGTTGATTTTCTGATTGGTTGGGTCCAGCTCCCAGTAGGTCGATTGGTCGTCACTGCGAATTTGAACCGTGGTGGTTGAAATGTTTGTGATCACGTTTGGCTTGGAGGAAAACCCAACAAACGCAAAAGCGTCACTCAGATCATGCATGCGGCATTCGGCCGGCGGCTGTACGCCAGTGTTCTGCCACCAAAAGTCAATACCCCGGCTGGAAAACACCAGCAGGCATTCGTCCGCCGCCTTAATCGGAAACGTCATTGTGACGCCACCGCCACTCGGGAAGAACACCGGCACATCCAGGCACAATGGCAAATTGATGTACTTAGTCTTGATTATGTTGTCATCATCAACATAGCTCTGGCGCGCCTGCACCGTGGCTTGCACTTCAGCGGTCTGCTTAGTGGCGTCGTACTTAGTGATGTAACCGGGTAGCGCGGTCCACATCTTGGCCTGTCGCGCGTCCAGCGCAATGCGTAGTGCTTCTAACGGGTCAGCGGTGCGCTCGCGCGTATCCATCAGCCAGCGTATCCCCTAGCGACCAGCCCTCGGCTAGCGGCCTGCCCCAACGCCATACAGATTAGGTCGGAATACCACTCTGTGCCGCGCGTGTCGCCTGAATGCTCCACGGACAAAACGCGGTAAAGCCCATCGTCTGCGATTGAGGGCAATATGACTTGGTCCGGCGAAACTCGGTAATTCAAATTGAGTTGCACCTGTTGCACATCCTGATTGTTGATCTTAACCTGCACATAAGGCTTGATCTTAGGGTTCAACAGGCACTTAGCCTGAATGCCAAGTTCTGTCTGTTCCGGAAAGCCCACCAGGCCTGTGGCCGAATTCAATTCAATCACTACGCCTGGCAACGGGTTTTCCGTACTCAACAACAGCAGCTCACTACCTTGCACCGACCATTCAGTGTCCGTCGCCGCCGCAATATCGCGCAGCTGATCCCGCGCCATGCCGAACATGGTCTTTCCGCGTGGCAGCTTTTCATCTGGCAGCGTGTCAGTGTGACCAGGCGTAATGCCATACTTTTGCAGTTCACGCGTGATAGCGTCATAACGATCTTTGAACGTGCTGCCAGCCGCGACGGGCAGGCTCACAATTGCCCAATTGTTGAATTCGTCGCCTGACGCACCAGTTATGTCGAGATAGGTATCAACCGGACTTTCCCGCCCGTGCCGGACTTGCACCACTGTACCTTCAAAGATTGTCTGCGGCCCTTCGGCTTTATAACCTGCGGCCAACGTGAAGCGTGTTGACTCCTTTTCAATGTAGCTGCGGGTGTTGTCGGAAACGTTCCACACGCGAATTTGGCAATTGGCCGGCGTCTGCTTGGTCCACAACTTGGCCAGAAACCGAATGTGCAAGTTTGATAGATCAATCATCTTTGACTCAGTGCCGACCAGCAATTGAATGACCCGCATGTATTGCTGCGACATTGCGGTCAATCCTGCACAAAATAAAGCTTGGTGTCAGTGCCAAGGTCGGTGAATGTGGCCACCGCGTCCGGGTCAAGCCCATTCTGGATGTAAAGCTGACCACCAATGCCCAAGTATTCGTATTGCGCCAACAAGTCTGCCCCGCTCACCATCGCCATGCCATTGATGATTGGCAACCCGTTACTGTCATTGATGTCAAGTATCCACCCGCCCTGCCCACAAGGGTCGTCGCGCCAGACCACTTGCAATTGATAAGGCGTCTGGGCCAGCGCGGTGCTAAACCGCTCATTTTGACCTGTGAGGGGAATGAGCTGTGTGATGCTCATGGCGGACCAAGTTGCGTGCCAACGCCGCCAGACAGCGCGCCTGCGCTCGATAGACCCAGCGGCGGGTTAATAGTTGGAGCTGGTTGCCCGAGCGGCGGGTTAGCGGGTGGCGTGATATTTTGAAGTTGCTTAGCGCCGGAATTCAGAATGTCGCCAGTTTTTTGCGGTTGCGCCTGATCGGCGTCCGGCGGATTAATGACGATGGAGGTTGAAACTATGATCACTTCCGTGCAGGTCACCGTCACCATCAAGGCATATTCACTCGTGTTGTCAGTAGTGACCTCCATGCTGGTGATTAGCATGTTCTTGTAGAGCCGCTTACCCGTTTGAATGTTGAAAGGTGTACGACTGGCTTGCAACGTTTGAAGTTGCTTGTAAAGTTGATCAATGGTGGATCCACCACCACCCGGCTGCGGCACTAATTGTCGGTACAGGCTCTGCAGATAATCATTGATGCCATTGGTCTGTGGCATGCTTGAATTGCTGGCGCCAAAATGAATCTCAACCTGCAACGGCTCCATGTAAGCGTGATCGGTGATCTTAGCGCCCTGCTCAACCGGATGTTGGGTGAGGGTTAAGCGGTCAGTATGTTGCTCTTGAAAGGTCACCATTGCCGTAATAGAACCGAAGTATCTCGGCAACGGTTGTGTCGGCTGCGTCAGCGCCGCAAACTTGTTGATGATGCCAGCTGGCGTAAGCCCAGCAATGCCGCCCAGACCTGGAATGGTTGGCGCGCCAGGAATGCCGGGCAGCGCAGGCAGACCCGGAAAGTTGAGCTGTGGCGCTGGGCCTAGAATCATGGCGCCATTTTTGGCGCGTATAGGTTCCAGAGTGATCAATTCGTGCGGCATGCTTCACCCTACCGCATTCATTTGATGGCGAATGATCTTGCGGTTCACGCGGTCCTGCGCCGCAGCGACATGATCCGCCGTGACCTTGGGGTCTGTGGCGCCTTGCACATAGATGGTGGTCTGTTGATTGAGTGTATTGCTGACCTCGCCGCGCGTCGCTGCGTAGCGCATGCCGCGTTGCAGATCGCCGGCCGCTTGTGGCCCCCAACCACCGCCAACGTCGGGCGATTCAAAATTCTGAATGAAACGTTTAGCGGCCGTAGTAGGGTCCTGACTAGCTAGTATGCCAGCTCCACCAAAACTGCCGCTCATCAACTCACTAAGTAAGAAAGCCAGTTGCTGTTCCAGGTTCGGATTGGCGCCAAAGCGCGCCTGCAACGCGCGCAAGCGCGAACCCCGCCACTGGGCAATGCCGCGCGCCCCTTGACCACCGCCGGCTGGATTGTAGGCCGTAGGCGTACCGCCCTCGCCAAACAACCCCATGGCAATGCCGCGCGCCGCAGTAGCTGAAACGCCATGAGCTGTCAGCCACTTCTCGGCGTAAGTGGCTGTGTCGAGAATTGCACCGCGCGCCGCTGGCAGCGCTGGCACGTTCATGCCTTCTGGCCCTGTACCGGGTGTGGGCGTTATAGCGGCGCGACCCGGCGTGCCTAGGCCTGTGGCCGGTGGCAAAAACGGCAGCTTGGCCGACGGTTCAGCTTCGCCGCCTTGTACGTCTGGCAAGTTCTGATTGATCCAAGCGTCAACCTGGCTCTTAATACCACCGATGACCTTATCGGTCCACTCCTTGTGGAACACCGACAAAAACTTCATACCGGTGAGCAGCAAGCCTTCCATCATATGCGCAACCATGCGCAGTGCGTCGATGCCAGCTTGCTTGAAATAAGTCCAGGCCTGTGACCAATCGCCCCGCAACAGCGCCGACAGGCCATTAAACAATTGCGTGATGGCGTGGATACCGTCAATAATACCCTTAAACCAAACGCCACCAACCATTTCTAGCGCTGGCCCCAACACACGCCACAACGTGCTAGCCAACTGAACAATAGCGTCAATCAACGGCTTCAGCGCCGCCGTAATCTCATTGAAGTAAACGCCAATCTGTGAATCTTTGACGTTGTTGATGGCGTCGCCCAGTTGCGAGAACCAATCAAACAGCCGTTCCATGTACGGCAGTAACTGAACGCCGATAGCTTCAACAATGATGCCAAACTGCGCCTGCATGTCCTTCAACTTGGCGTTGAAGTCACCAATACGCGCTATGGCGTCTTTACCTAGCAGGCG